CATGCGATTTTCATTCCTTCAAGTGATTTTACTGAATCCGCTGTGTGATCTTGCATACCCTGAAAGATACACACGCCGGTTCCACCAATGCGTTCAATGTGAGTTTTCAGAACCCTGAACAAGTGCTGAACACCAAATTCAATGATCTTTGCTTCGATCACCTTCTTTGCAGAACGTGCCAGTGATTTCTGAATTTCACGAATACAGACAACTGAACAGTCAGGGTCGGCAATCATTTCTTCAACGACCATCCCGGCCATTTCTTGCGACTTACCTCCGCCACGCCCGCCATGCGCCCCACGATAGCGGACGATTTCACCGGCTGTGGTTTCAGTGGCGTGAAGTGGAACAGCCCAACGCGGTGTGGGAATGATCAGTTCGAGAGGTGAAAGCGGTCCTTCGAAGTCGTCAAGTTCTAGCCCGAAAAGTTCAGCGAACGCTTCAGGGTCTACCGTAAAATTCTGATCATACTTCATTTTGCTTCACGTCAACAATCTGACGTGTGATGACAGCAGGTGTCATCGTCCCTGACGGGCTTTCAATGTTCACAGATTGAATAGGCGTCCCCAAGCCACGGTCTTCAGTGTCTTTCAACAGCTTCAGAACGTTTGCATTGATCATCAGTTTTGCTGCGTTCACTGTCATCACACGTTCAGGGTTGTTTTCCATCACAGCGGCAAGTTCAGCGGCGTCAGCTTCATCAAGTTCAGCTTCAAGTGCTTCGAGCATCCGACCACGCAAACGGGTGGCGGCTTCAGCGTTTCGATATTCTTGTTTTTTCTGTGCTGACGTTTTGCCTTGCGGGTTGCGGTTTTCACCCTTTTTAAACCGCGTGGCGTGGTTGTTCGGGTTTCTGCAAGCTGGCATGATTTCGCGCCTCACTGTTTTAAAGGGTTTCAGTTGACATCATTACATAAAAAAACGGGACACTGTAAAGCATCCCGTTCAATTAAGTTCCGTGAATGTAGTTTAGACGCCACGCATTGCGTAACGATCCACGGTTCGGTGTGTGACGCTGTCAATGAACGCTTTAATCTTTGGTTTGAAGAATTGCGCGGTTCCAACCGTTAAGGCAACACCTGCCCCCATCGACAGCAACACCGGCGAAGTGAAGAAGTCGAACACCATGAACATGAAACCGGAAGGGACAAGGAACAACGCCGCACACATTGTGACATATAGCGTCAGCCCGATCAGGGCAGACAGTGGGGAAAACCGTATTCGTGACATTTGGTAGCCTTTCGATTGTTTCAGATTTTTAGTGGGTGGTGGTGACGTTACATCACCGAAAACATCTGAACCCCCTGTTTGGTCTGGTTAACTCTAACATGATCAGTTTAACGACATTTAACGAGCGGTCAAGCTTAGAATATCTTAATCCAGTTCAGGATTCTTACTACCTACTTGTAAAATACCTTCACCAGACTGTACTCGGTGTTTACGTTTAGCACCCTAAAGGACTTTGCATCCGTTCTACTACAAAGCACCGCTTTACCGCCTGTATCGGGGGTGATGTAATCGCCAACTTTGACAACTTCGTTGGCAGCTAAGTAAACCCATAGTTTACCTAGAAGGCCAATTGGACTCCACTCTGGGCGTTCACTACGCGGCAAATATTCCAACGTCTCATCAAAGGTGTCTGACAGAACTTTATCGATCATGGTGTGAGTATAGGTACCAATAACTTCGACTTCGAAATCATAAAGGCGATTACCTGCTATAGCGGCTTCGTCGGTAAGGGTCTCAAGAACTTCTTGGGTTTCCTTGTTCTTGATCTCAACAAGGAAGGTTTCCATTTCATCTGGCAAAGACCCTGAAGTAACTACTTCCCAAGCCTCGCCTTGTTGGTGTGCAGAAAGAACGTGCAGTTCTTCTGTGACCACTACAGGCTCTCGGATGTAGGTATTAAACTCATCCTTCTTGTACTTGCCTTTGTAGTGCATGGATTGACTATCCCCAACAACGGCAGGGCTTGAGGAAACAATACCCACGATGTCAGCATTACCATATTCCAAGCAGCTAGAGCCTTCCACAAAGGAAACGAAGTGGCCACGTTCTAGTGGTGCTCCATCGAAGCTCTCAAAATACTCTGCATAGTCAGCATTGCCGGAGTCAGCAACACCATCGAAGTAACCGTTACCAGCCGAATTGACCTTGAACACTAAGTTTTGGTCTGCTGTTCCTGCTGTCGGCATTGACCCGGCGTAAGCTACTGCAAAAATGGTTCCGGACGAGCTTCCTATACCCCCCAGCCTACCCGTTACCGTAGCGTAAATTCCGTTACTTATTGTGTAGTGTCCCATGGCTACTGATCTTGAGCCACTGGCTGTCGTGCCAAGACCCATTGCTGTCGACCAAGTGCCGCTGGCTGTCGTGCTGTGTCCCATTGCTGTTGATCTGTCGGAGCTGGCTGTCGTGCTATCACCCATTGCGGTTGAGATGTAGCCACTGGCTGTCGTGCCATTACCCATTGCGGTTGATTCTGACCCGCTGGCTGTTGTGCCATTGCCCATTGCTGTTGAGCGACTACCAGTGGCTCCTTTTGTTGTAGAGGAGCTAGAATTATAGCTCAAGTCAACGGCGTTACTACCAATGTCCCCGTAGTTTGTTGGGTTATCTGCCCTGTAAGAAGTACCATAGCCTGTGTTGCTACCTTCAGTGATAGCCACAAAGTCCCCGCCGCCACCAGCATCTGCCCATTCAGCAGCCGTTGCACCAGCATTAACCGTGAGAACTTGCGCGGCTGTGCCAAGGGTTGCAAGTGCAGCGATGTCTATTTCTATTTGGTCAAGATCAACCGCCTGTGTGACAGAGATATAGTTTAACTTTGTTTTATCATCGGTGAGAAAGCTAGCCGTAGTATTCGCAAGTACCGCCGCGTATGCTTGAACGTCAACGCCTATTTCTAAGTCGAGATTGACAGCCACCGCTGCTTTGTCGAGAAAATCAGAACCGTTGTTGCCACGAAGGGCGCAACCGGACAACGCGCCATTGCTTCCTCCCGTGATACCGATTGTGTATTCAACAAAATCAGTGAGGGTGTTGCCGCCAGTGTTTGTCGCGGTACTGCTAACAAACCACCAACCAAAGAACGTCGCTTCTTTTAGGATAGGGTTTATCACATAATTTTCTAACAGAACGCCAGCTTTCGCCAGAACTAAATTAGCATAGTTTCCTTGACCGTACTGGATTACGAAATTGCCACTAGTGAACCTGTAAAGCCTATGACCCACAAAAGTCCCTGAACCCAAAGGTATCAGGCTTCCGGCGTTGTTATCGTAAACCAAAGGAAGGGCTGTGTTTCCCCCTGCGTCATAGGCCGTTCGTGTGGACAAGAAAAATTCAGCGTTAGTCACTTGGTTAAAAGGAACTGTGTTCGCATTAAACACGTTCCCTGTTGCGCCAATCTTGACTATCGATCCTTCTGTAGCGTCGAACCCTAAATCACCAGCCCTACCTGTAATCAGTTGACCTTCTTTTAAAGGGACTCCGTCAGCTACAAGAACCCGAACAATATCTCTTATCGTGTTTGCGTAGTGACCCAACGTGTTACTTAGGTATTCAAAACTGATAATGGTTGAAGATGAAGTATCAACAGCCACACGCATAACGAACAGTTTGCCCGCCCAATCATCACGGGTTGGGAGCGTGGTTTGTTGCTGCAAAACGCCCGCGTTATCGACATAAACCCAAGTGGATTCTTCTGTTAAGTCTGTAACGGTTACCCCTGTAGCGCCCGCGTAGTCTATTTCGTAGTAACCCGCCGCCGTGTAAATTTCACCTTCAATCGCAGGTATCGTGAAAGTTGTACCACCGACCGACACAGACGCGGTGTTGAAAGTTTTAGAAATCCCTGTGCTTCGCGCTTTCAGCAAAGCTGCGTCAGCCTTTTCAGCGTAGGTCTGCAGGTCAGTGGCGACAGCAACAACAAGATCAGTGTCATCAAGCGTGGTATTTGCTGCAGACCCCCCTTCACCTTCCTTCGCAGCCGCCTGATACGTGCCAACGCCCGTTGCAATCGCAATGCGGTCTTCGTCGTCTATGACATACACCTGACCCTGCAACAGACCGTTTGCCGTGGCTAAGGTGTTCAGGTCAGCGCGTGTGCCTCGCTTGTGCTGAATATCAGGCATTTAGAATGTCCCGCAATCCACAGCGCCAACGGCAAGCGTCACAAACCCATCGGCACCGTCTTTGGTCATGATCATCGAAGTGTTCATACGCAGAATTCCGTCCGTCCCATCTGTGCCGAAAATATAACCCGCCGTGCCACCTGAAACGACTGCAACTTTTTCGTCACCGTCACCGTCCGGTATATTCAACGCGGTTTTAAAATCGTTGAACGTGATCTTCTTTTCCATCAATCCAGTTGCGCTGGCATCGTGAATGATCAAAAGGTCAGCAGCACCCGCAACAGCACCGATTGCACTTAGTGCATCAATTGCGGGAACGATAGGAACCATTGTAGTGGCGTCGGTAGGGAAGTGCGCTGTTTGACGGTCTGTCGCCAAGTGAATTTCACCAGACAATAGCGCCGATGATGGAAGGTTTGCAGCTAAACCGCGTTTCTGTCGAACTGAAGGCATGGTGAAGTTCCTTTATCTTAATTGAATGTTCCAAGGTCTAACGCATTTGTCACGAATAAACCCCCGTCTGACCCCGTGGTCAATCCGTTATTTATATCACCAGATATACTACCTGAACCCCCTTCAGGTCCGATGACCGCTGCCACAGCTGACGACCCACCACGCTGAACCATTTCAATTACCTGCCCTGTTTTACCTCGAAAGGTGAACACCGGCTTGGCAACGCGTGTGAACTTTAAAATCAACATCAGGTCACCGATTGATCTAGTTCAAGAACGATTGGTTCAGTGATGACGGTCAACGTTGCTGAAAACACAACCTTCACATCAAAGATATAGTTGCCCGGTTCTAACGCCAAGGTTTCAGCCGCCGATAAATAGAAAAACCAGTGTGGACCCGTGGCGTCCCATGTTGCGGGGATTGAATCGATCACAGGTGACGTTGCGAGAGGTACACCAGCGCCGTTATCAGCGACCTTCAGATCACAGGTGACCGTTTCGTCACCATCCATTGCAGGAACATCAGTGGTTGCAACCCAATCAAGCACAAACGAAAAACTTGCGCCACGTTTTTCATCGAACTTGTCAATCGCTGCAGCCATTGTGAAAATCCTTGGTAATTTGGTTCATTTTATATGGATGGACCCCATGACGGTCAACAACAAAAAAACCCGTCACGGGCTAAAACGTGACGGGTCCAGTTTGAGAGAGGCACGAAACACAGGGAGGGTTTCACGAGTTTGGTAAATTAGTTTTCAGGGTGTGTCAAGGGTCACATGCCCAACGCTTCACGATACATTTCAGTCACCGCTTCTTCTTCAGCGATATCGTCACTGTCACGCTTTCGAAGCGCTATGATCAGGCGCATGATTTTTGTGTCATAGCCGCGCCCCTTTGCTTCAGCCATTACTTCTTTTTGTTGATCAGCGAGGTCTTTCTTTTTAGCGTCAAGACGTTCGATGCGTTCAATGAATTCACGCAGTTCGTCAGCTGTCACACGATAAGTCGTGTCAACAGTGGCGTCAGTGGCTTGTGGTGGCTGCAGGGTCATCCCTGTTGGCAGTTGGGCTGTCATCGGTTGGTTTTCCTTCTTTGGGTTTGGTGGATCACGCTGCAATGTTTTCAAGGTGTGAAATGCGTGCTTCGAAGTGGCGCGCGGCTTTTGCGTTTGCTTCAACCCATGCATCGTGCGTGATTGTTTTTTCGTCAAAATAAGCTTTGTTGTTTACTTCGATCATGACTGATTCTGTCTTGGCTGCGTCGTTGTAGGCTGTTTTGAATTCGGTGCGTGTCATGATATAGTTCCCTGTGTTGCGTTTCGTTAAACCAGTTCTAAAACATCAAACGACACTTAGCAACAGTTATTTTCACGATCCCACCGACAACGTCGAAGCGTCCTGTTTGAACGTCACCATCGTGAAGCTTTTCCCGTCGAGGCTAGGGCGCAACATCAACATCAGTGAAGGTGATCCCGGTGAATAAAGTTTGATTAGCGTTTCGCCCATGTACTTCCCACCGAACTGTTCATGGTGGGAAATAGTTGCAGCGCGATGACCAAAGGTTTTCAATGCGTCAGTCAGCTTCATATCGCCACCACATAGGCAACGGTTGAAGCGATAATCAGAACGGTCATGACGTACATGACGAACGATTGAAACGGGGTGTTTTTCATCGGTTCGTTTCCTTTGCAATTTCACGAATGGCGCTGACAGCTGATCTGAACTGTTGATCAAAAACCCGGTCACCTTTGGTTGACGTCCAATCAACGTCAAGATCAAGGATTGACTGTGCAACAGCTTTAACTTCTTTCAGGGTTTTACGTTGCAGAAGGTGGCTGATTTCAGCGTTCGAAGCGATATGAAAAACGCCCCAAACTTTCCCGACTTTTGCCACAGCGACACCGTCTTTCAGGTATGCGCTGACAGTTCTGCCACCATAAAGTTTGTTAGTGATCGTGATAAAACCTTTTTTCATTGGCTCGTTCAATCCTTGAATGGGTCGGTTGCGATAGCGTCTGCGAAGCTCTTGCTAAGTATGGCGTGCATCGCGGTGGGCACGGACATCGCGGGTTTCGAGTAGTACAGATGCAGCGTTTGTAGAGC